CTGCGTGTTTTGCCATATTCGAAAGTAGAATATGTGTACCTGACAGTACAATAGAGCCTCCCCAGTAGGGGGGTCTTAAGTCCTGTGTTAAGCTTAAGCTGCCATTCTACGGGATGACAATCACAGAAATAAAACAAGACATAATACTTGCAAAGCATCAATTATTATAAGGCAACCAACCAAACAAAATGTATAATCATAAAGAAAATACAGGATCTCGATTGAGATTTAAAAATCAACCAACTCTTCACTTTTTAAATGGAATGTTTTATCCAAAAAATGTTTTTGATTCTTTGGACAAACATGTTAAAGGTAAGCTAGCGTCAACTGCTAGGGTGACAAAGTTGAAAGATAGATCTGTGTTAGAGGCTAAAGTCAATAAATATGGCTTGAACTTAGGACAATTCAGACCTGTCGGTGGGATAGCGTCAACTTGGAATAATGTTTTAGAATTATTGCCAAGCTTGGAGTTAATTGAGCTATCAGGTTGGTATGAAGACATGGTACTTTTTAAAACTATGGGGTATATGGAAATTTCTTGGAAGACATTACTTATTGCATTTGCGACATTCGTTAACATAGGGTTTTTGTTATGTGTCACAGGTTCAGGGTTGCCTATCGGGAAGGTTTCAAGTACTGCTATAATGTTTATATTAAGTGTATTTACAGCCATGTTATGGGTAGTGGTTTACGAGATAACAAACAATGCAGCTGACGTAGTTTACATGACTTCAGTTGGACAGAGCGTTTGGTACACAATCACTTCAGTAGGAGTAATGAGGAGTTTATTGAAAATAAACGTAGGATGGAAAAGTATTCTATTTTGTTTTATGCTGTTGCAATTCATGACCTTAGTGGAAAAGGGAAATTTGAGTAAATCTAATAGTATACAACTTGGAGCAACACCTAAGGAAAATTCCACAATTTGTGATGTTTTTACGAACAAGTTTAAAGAAGATAATTATTTCATGGAACAAATTTGTTTACCTCAACAAGGGTTTATAAGAGCTGATGTATGTGATGGAACACATTGTGTTAGACATTTCAAAACTGCCAAAGAATTTAATGGGTTGATCGCTGATTCTATGAATACTAGCACACCTATGTTCAACAGTAGTGATTTGTTTATACAAATAAGAAATCGAGATTCATCTGTTGGTTACGTTCAATTGTTTCGTAATTTTAGAAATTCAAGCAATTTTAACGGATTGCCTGTAATTGATATAGATGAAAGCGTCACAAGTTATTCGTATCATGTTTTATGGAACATTAGAAAACCTCCTCAGACTATATTACGTTCTTATTATGAACAAATTAAACACGAGAGTGATAAGAGTGGCATAATGGTAGATAAAAGTTTGTCACAATATAAGTTGTTGGAGAATAGGTATAAAGATGCTTCAACAATAGTTATAAATAAGATGCCCAGGTTATATAATGCACCTGAGCAAAACAACATTTTGGGATTTGCGGTATCAAAAGAATACATGTTAACTTTCATATTTAAATTCAAGGAAGGATTTTGGACGTTTGAAAATGACGAGACATTAACAGCTTTCCAACAGCTTTTGCTATTGATAATGATGACTCTACCCAAACTCCCAGAAACCGAAGTTGTGTTTGTAGGAGGTAGAATGTTGGATGCACAATGGAAAATGTGGTCTTCTTGGTTCTCAGATAGGAACAATTCTTTAGAACCACAGTTGAATGTTGGAGAATTTAAAGATATAGATAAGGTTGGTTTTAGAATCAAAGCAATTCCACCAGATGGTTTGTGTGCATATCATGCTATACAGAAGAAACTCAACACAATATCATCTAGTAAATTTCATAAGGTTACAATTATGGGCTTGATGAACATCACATCTAAGGAAATACAACCCAAAGCTATTGGACATTTTGCTATCTGCAATGTAAAACCAGTGAATATAGATGGCGATATAGTTAAATCTGCTTTACTTCCTAATGTTCAAGGGGTAGTAGATATGTGTTTGCATTTTCAACTTGCTTGTAGGTTGCATATTATAGTGAATTATAATGGAAAAAATGTAATAGTAAGATTAGCTGATTTCGCTTCTAGAGCTTCAGAGGAAAAAATTTTGGATTTACTGATTTTGTCCAATCCACAAGATCCAGGAAATTTACATGTTGAATATTTGGAGACTGCAACACTCGGACAATCAGGAGTGTATGCTGTTAAACGTTTATCAAGAGTTTTAGCAGATAATGCAGCAAAGATAATAGACAAAACCACTGCATATGCTATAATGTACAGTGCTTGTCACTTTGGTACTTTGCCAAGCGGATTGGAGTATTCTAAAGATGAAGTTAAGTTAACAAACGAGCAACTTTCAAGAACGCGTGGATTAGATTTGTTCGGAGATGAAATAGAGATGGGAGATGAAATGATTGAAGGCGAGGACATTACTAGCGTTGGTAACAACAAGATTAATATGGAAGCTCCTATTTTAACCAAGCAGACATCATCTAAGGAAAGTGAAAAGGTTCAGGCATCAATAATGAATGAAACAAAAGTTGAACAAGCTGGCATACCTATAAAGGAGGTAGAGGTAAGTCCTTATGTTGACATAAAATTCAAATATTTTGACGATTATTATACAATTGGAGTTAAACCAAATTCTTTTTCTGCTGCGGCAAAAGTTAATAAATACATGCACAAAAAATATCCACAGAGTATATCCACGTTTATTATATCTGATAAACAGTCAAAATTAAGATCAGATGACGATGAATTTGATCTATCAGCCAAATCTGTATATGAGATTTGGCCTAGCGATGCTACGAATGAATACATATTTATGACGGAAAAAGAAAGAAAACTTGAAAAGAAGAAATTGACAACTGGTGAAACAACTAAACAGCCTGAAATTGATGCGAAGGTTGAAGTTGAGAAAATCGAAGAGGAAACTCGGAGGCAACGCGAAAGAGCAAGTAAGACGTTTACCATTGCTTCATCAACAGCTGATGAGTGCTTACAGCGATATGGAATCGATGGGGTATTATTCGCAATCAAATTTAAAGCACAGACTCTTGAAAGCTGGATTGTCTATACCACAGATTCTAGAACTTTATCAATCATTGGAAACGATACTGTCGCCTACTGCATTCAGACAGATGATTTATTTTTTGAAGAGAGACGCAGACGTAAAACTGATAGCACAGAATATGGCCCAATTGTCTCCACAAAGGGTAGGAAATTTAAAAAACGAGCTAGTGCATCTGGGAGACATACAGCAGCAGATAACATACTTAAAGGACTTGTTGAACAATTATGCCAAACTAGTACAAGGAGAGGATTTTGGTTCAATGTTTCCAGAGATTGGCAAGAAAATAACGGTGGAAAAGAGAGCTCAATTTGGAGTCGCCACAAACAAATTGAAACAACGGACAGAGAATTTCCAGAAGGCACACTCCCTACCTTTGAAGATTTCGCAACCTTCATTGCCCAAGGTGGAGATAATAAAAACGGCTCTGGAGATGAAAGCAGAGACGGTGTTGATGGAACAAGTGGACAAGCTGATGGATTCAAAGTTAAACTTGTTGAAAGAATTCAATCTGTTGAAAGCAGCCTTGGTAGAGCAGGAAAAGAAATATGCGAATTGTATGAGGAATGTAGTAGGACCAGTGAATTTTTTTACTTTGCTGGTTTGGAATGCAAAACTAGCTTACCAGGAAAGAGCAATGAGGAACCACATCCAGCGTATCAAGGTCAACCTAAGTCACATGCAGAAAAAATTGAGACATCTGGACCACGTGGAGATGGAGAAAATATTCTTGGAAGTCAACAACAGTTGGACAGAGGAGATGGAAACAGTAGCAAAGGAAATATACCCGAATTTAAACAAAAAGCAACTGCAGAGGATGATAATAGCGATAGCGATGAGAGTAGCACCACGGGAAGTAACAATGGAAAGATTAAAAGAAATATCAGACAAAGTAGAAACAACGTTGCAAGAGCACTCATCGAACAAGGAGTAAGTAAATACACTAAGAACTACTCTACTGTAGCTAACCAATCTAAGATTTTAGAAGAAGATGGTGACACTACAATGAATCCACATTCTTATTTCTTAAATAATGAGAAAAGTTTGCCTATATACCACACCACAGATTTACCCAAATTTTTACAATATCATGCATCCTGTGTTCATCATTCAACAACAAAGAAAGAGATAGATAGTGCTGCTGTGAATGCTTTGTGCAGTAATTCAATAGGAATATATAATGAAAGAGCTAGGGAATTGGTGGCAGATGGGGTACAAAAGTTGTCTTTAGTTGAAGCCATGGACATTAATAATGAATTGTATTTGGCTCTTGGTTCACCAGTTCTAATGGTAGATCACAGTCCGGTCAGAGAAGCTGCAATCCATTATTATAAATATGTTTGTGATACACTTAACTACAACAAATCCTTTTCTGTTCCTATAGTCATGAGTGTATTTGTTTTACAATTTGATTTTTATGTTTTAGGATTTTCTGTTTTAAATATTTTTTTACAAACACTAGGTTTAATTCTATACACTAATTTTACAAGTTTTCCTCCAATTGATGATCTCAGAAGTACTTATGTTACAATTGAACAGTATGAGAAACATAAGGTACATCAGAAACTCACAAGCAGACCTATCATAGCTGATGTGTTGAAACAAGCAATGGTAGTGGTCTTTGGATTTTTGGCTATAAATGGGTTTGGTTTATATAATAAGTTATATATGAAATCAGAAGATTTGGATTATGAGGTTAAACTGGTTTTAAGAGTTTATACGGTCTTATCTGTAACCAGTGTAACTATTTCGTTAATCAGCACTTACATGACTATGCAAACGTTGAAGGTAGCAATACAGATGGACAGAATCTTATCCACTTGTGTTGTTATGAATGTATATTTTAGGTTGATGACACAATTTGTTACTCAAGCTTCTGTCGTCGACGTGAAACACACCATGGTACAAAGAATGTTAGCTTCAACAGCAGGTAGTGATATACAACATGTTTACAACTTCAAAGATCTAGTTAGGTATTATGATAACTGCGAACCAATTTATGATTTAAAACACAGTTTGATGCCTTATGAACAGGAGTTGTACACAACCGTCAAAAACTATGTATGGAGTTTAGTACCTGATAGAACAAAGTATGTTGGAGGTAATATTTTGAATGACCACCAGTTATTGTTGTCAAGAATAAATTTTGAAAATGTTCCAGAAAAATATATATTAATATTAGCTAATATACAGTTACAATATAGAAGAAAGCTACCGGTAGATTTAAACTACATTGAATTTATATGTGGTATTTTTGGAGTTTCGCTTGACGAATATGTACATTATATAGCATCAATGGGTTGTGGTGTAGGAGGTTATAGAGAAGATTTAGTATTAGAAAATAATTATCAACAAATAGTTACAGGAATAAAAAATTGGTTTGAACAAGAAGAATTATTAAGACAAATTGACATAAGAGCATTAGTTGGAAGGTATCCATTATCACAATTCAAATATCGAGTTTTCAGAGATTGTGCCAATTTTTCTAGAGCTGGAATGAAACTTCCTGTTGAGTTAGAAAATGTTGTGTTACAACTGGTCTTATGTGGACAAGAAACTCCCATTATTAGAACATGGGCTGTTCCACAAAATATGCAACCAGGCACTAACGTTGGAGGTAAAATATACAGGGAGTTGGAATCAAAACAAGCAGTATTGTTTCCCAGGAGCATAGAGTGGGTAGACACGCCTGTTAGACCTAATTGCCAAATTATTACAAAATTCAGTTATCATTCAGTAAATCCACCTATGGCTTACATTATAGATAAAGATTTACATAAGTTCTTGGAAAACACTCAAGGGAAAATAGCACTTTATAAAAATGATATTACCACGTTAACCATGTCCCTCATCAGACGATTCTTATTCGTACAAGAGCATGTACTACCTCTAACCGAAGAGGTAAAAACCATAGTTGACATGATGTTCTTTTCCTTGAGGCTGGATGCTGCTAAAGTACCTATACAAACATTTTATTCTGATTATGTTAGAAACTATATAAACAATAATTATGTTGGAGCGAAGAGAGAAGAATATCTAGAAGCAGAACAAAGTTTAAACGAATTTAAAATAAATAAAAGAGACATGAAAATAACATTTTTTGGAAAGAGGGAGTTAATACCTTTAAAGATTGATCCAATACAGGAGAAGAATAGGTTGATAGGTACTAGATCATCGAGAGTTATAGTTAGAGCAATGGTATTAAAACCTTTGGAAACGTACTTAACAAAATATTGGAAACAAAATAAACATTGGGAGACTCACACTTACAAAAATTGGAGATTGAAAGGTACAAAATCTAATGAGTGTGCAAAGTCACATAATCCTACATTGAGAGCTTCCGTTGTGTATAAGAAATTTAATAGAATACCTAGTTGTAAAGTTTTAAACGTAGATATGTCTTCTTTTGATGCTAATGTTTCGGAATATATGCTATCACACGAGTTGGATGTATATAAAAGTTATTTAGCTCAAGATGCATCAAACAGAGAACTAATTCAACTATTGAAATATCAACTAAAGAATAGATTTGTAATGAAAGCAAAGGATGGAATAACAAAAGGTATAATATATGGTAATAGAATAAGTGGGGATTATAACACATCTTATGGCAACATCATGCAAATGAGAATCATAGTAAAAAGTGCTGTGATATTAGCTAAGCTCAAGGATTCGGAATGGGATTTATATGATGATGGAGATGATTGTTTAATATTTTTAAGTTCTCATGTGTTGGATAGATACACAGTTGCGTTTAGGCGCGTATCACTTGAAGTAGGACATAACCCTAAGATAGAAGTTGCACACAGTTTTGAACAGATAGAGTTTTGCCAGATGAAGTTTTCATTGATACATGGTGAACCTCATTATTTCAAGAACGTTTTTAGAAGCATGCTAAAATTCAATTGCCAAGTGAATGGAGAAAGTATAACTAAAAGAGATATGATAAATAGATGCAAAGGTGAAGCTATATCATATGACAAGCATGATGGAGTGTTAAGTTTTTTTAAGAGATTGGCTTTATTAACTGAGGATGAGTATGAGTATAGTATCGATAGTTATTTGTATAAACAAGAAAGGATGTTGGACATAAGCATGAAAAGAATCTCTAGGGTTTGTTATGATCATGATTGTACTCTGGCTATGCTTAGGTTATATAAATTTGATCTTACTCAATATTATCAATTAGCATATTTTTTAGACTTGTTGGCTGATGTTTTCCAGAGTACACAAAACTGGGATGTAAAACTATTCAATCGTTATAGCCATGAAGTTGCAATGCCTCGAGTTAACAATTTTAGATATAACGTATCAAGAAGTGATCAAGTCAAAGTGTTCCAGCTAGGGAACGTTGACGGCTTTCCTGATATGGATAGTGATAGCGCAAACTGTGTGTTGTTTTGTCGATCAGCATACTTTAGAAAACTGACAGCTAATACAAAATATTGTGTACCAAGACTATTTCAAGCATTTGGAATAGCAATAGAAGATAAAATATATGACCAGGTTGCCTTGAATAGATTAGCAGCAACTTTAGAACAATCAATTTTGATAACATCCGGTACTAACACGACTCAGTTCGGGTCAGGCGTACCATTTTATAGATTATATGTGAATGATGCATTAGACCATGCATTAGCTTTGACTTTAAATGATGGAACTATATCAAATGAAGGCATCAACAAAGCTTTATTACAATTGTCTAAACTTGAACCTAAAAAATTACAGGGTAAGAACCAACAAAAGAAACAACAAGTTAAACAAGCGGTGAAAAAAAACAAATATAACAAAAGTGAAGAAATAAAACCAAATAATAGCAATTACAAACCAAAGAATAGGAAAAGACAACCAGCACCTGGACCTAGTGTTGGTATCGCAAAAATGAAACAGGAAGCAATATCTGAAGTAGTATCAAGGAGGGAATCGAATAATTTGAAAAAATATGTAGAATTTATTTTAGATCCAATTAACTCTGAGTTTGCACCATACCCTGATGATAAAGGATTTGAAATTGTTGATCATCGAGCCTTGGTTAGGAAAAATCTCACGTGTGCAATAGCAGGATCAAGACAGTATTTAAGCTTCATCCAGATGAACTCATTAAATTCACTTTTCGGCGTTTCTGTTGATAGGATTCCAGCATCTTCTTTTAAGGTTATAGATTTAGTCGCAAGAGAAGGGACGTTGATTAGTACGAATGGAAATGAGAGGGTTAGGGGGCAGTTGTATTCTGAGAAATATGTAGCATCAACTGGAGTGACAACAGCCACGCAATATTACTTAGTAACAGATGCATCAGCTAATTATGATCAAACGTATAATAATAATGAAATTTATATCACTCCCAGTACAGCTGTTAACTATAATGATGGAGTTTACTTGCCAGGAAGAGAAGCAATAGGATTACCTTCTTACAATAATGTCATAAGTAAAGTAACATTGGATTTTTCAATTGTATTTACAAGTAGTCAAGCTTTAGCTATGTTAGTTAGTGTCATAGTTGTTGATCCAGCTGGAACATTAGTTACACTAAATGTAGGATCAATCACAGCTGCCATTGGTACTACTGAACTTTCTTTCCAATCTGATATACCAACAGGATATGTTGGCATTAGAGCTGCAACATTAAAAGTTACAACAACAGGAGCAGTGGCAAATGTGTCAACATTTTCAATGAATTTAAAACTTCCTTCAAACACTTGGCAATATTCAGGGGCTGTGTTCTATCCATTTTCTTGGTATGAAGTCACACCTATACCATCATATTCCAGTATAAGACCAGTTACTGAAAGTTCAAGAATTGCAGCTTCATCAACTTTAATAACACCCACTAGTAATACTTTGGTTAAGCAAGGTGTTATTAGAGCTGTTAATGTCACTACAGGAGATAGAATATATGAATCCAATGCTTTTGTTGAAAAGTTAGATAATATGCCGAGTGCTGGAGTTACACAAGCGTCAAAAGGAATATACATAGCACCATTCGCTTTTGCGCCTCCTGATTCAACGAATTTTGTTGATGTTGGAGAACTCACAGATTTTAGCAAAAGTTATGCTGTAATGTATTTGAACGAACCACTACAAACTGTCGTTGGGGCTAACACTCCTATGAGTTTTTATATGACACACACATCTTGTTTCGAGCTAAAAACAATACCAGACCAGCAAATTTGGCCTGTACGCTCTGTTTTTGCTGACACTAGAATGAGAGAAGACATATTTAATTTTATGAGAGGAAATACAATAATTTGTGAAAATCCAGCTCATTTAGCATTGATAGCAAGGATTATTAAACATATAACACCTTACGCTGTTGGTTATATGAAGAGTAGTAGTAATAGTAAAGTTAGAAGCATGGGTACGTTTATAGAAATGTTAAGAACTTAAACAACAATCTAATAAACAAACGGTCCCGGAATGACCTTAAACTTGTCCAGGTTAGATGCACCATAAGCACGGAATTGGAATGTCCTAAAAGTTATCCGGGGCCACACCTACCAAAGTGCGTTGGCGGACGTAAACCGCAGCCTTTAAATTGGCTCTAGAGGTGACTAGCAAAATTAAACACCAGTGTGTTGTAAACCTTCGGGATTGGCCTTCAACACCATCTTACTTAAAGATAAAATTTAC